TTTGTTGGCCGTAATCCAGTCTTGAATGGCGTTAGCTACCATCGGATTGAGGTCGAGAAAGTAATCCCGATAGAACTGGTTTCTTGGTAGCTCGATAAGCGCTTTCCATAGCGACTCCTCAACTTCTCGATTGCTTAAGGGCTTGTCTTTGTCCGACACATCATCGAAAAAATGCAGAACATCGAACATCGCATCCACGAAGTTTTCCGCGCTGGCATTGCCGCAGCACGCTTTTTTCAGCAAAAAAAGTGCGTTGTTTTCAAGCATTAAGGACCGCCTCGCGCCGCCTTCATGAGTTCCAAGATGGCTATCGGCGCTCCAAGTCCAGCAGGGCCGGTTTGGGTATTTGCGTATGTGCCTAACGGCATTGTCCGCTGCTGACCGCACAAGGCAGGGTTGTTATTGACGGGCGCGATATTCCCGCCGCCCGGAGTGGGTCCGTAGTTCCCGTAGCTAATCGGCGTGTTGCTGACAGGGCGGGAAAATTGCCTCGGCGTCGGGCTGTAGTTTTGGGAAATGGAATTTCCAGCGCCTCTTTGCATACACATATTATCGTCCCGATGCTACTTGAAAAAGATAATCAGTCGAGGCCCATCGAAACTGGCCTATCTGCGACGATCCGATGATGTGCATCGCTATCGCGTAACCTAGACCAGACGCGTTGAGCCAGTTTTTGTTGATAGTGAACGAACCACCGTAGACCGCTTGATCGTAGAGGCTTGTGTCGTAAATACCCGAAGATATCGATGACACGGAAAACACTCCAGTAGGCGGGCTGGTGTCGTAATCGACATTGACGTCTGCGAGTAAACCAATTGAAGGCGAATCGACTGCTACGACAGGGCGGCATTCCTTCATCGCTTTGAGGTTGTGAATTCCCAAGTAGGAAAACGCCTGCAAGGCTTCAAACTGAATATCGCTGGTGGCGTAGGTTCCCGGCGCTGCTGCCGTGTTGATATCATCCGAGGTTCCAATCCACGCTTTCCATACGGTTCCAAGTCCGCCAAAGTAGATCTCCCCGTTCTGCTCGACCCAGCAAGAGGCATTCAGGTTCGTCCACGACGTCCACGAGCCGGTGATAGCGTTCATCACGTACTGGCTGGATAAATTCGTGCCAATCGGGATGTTCACTATCACCATATCCTCAAGAGGAAAGATGAGGATTTCCCAGCCAAAGTTAGCCCTGTAACTCGTCACCGCTTCACTGACTGCTGCTTGTATCTTGTCCGTGATAGCGGCTTTGTTCGTCACCAGGGAGGTCACGATGGCTTGGGAAAGCGGAAATACCCCGTCCTGACAGATGATGAGGATGTCTTTCCCCATTGTCTTACCACAGCGGCGACCAATCGGACGGCCGATGGTGTAGATACCCACCAAGCCCCAGGTTGCAACGCTGGCGGGGTCAGTTCCTCGGTATACCAGCACCTCACCTTCGGAGGTCACAAAGACAGCGTGATCGTCCATCCCATAACCGGCATCGAACGTCCACGTAAACATGGCCATGAGATAGCCGCCACGCTTACAAAAAGACGAGAAATCCAACTCGGACGCAGCGCCACCAATACTTTGAACGGGCAGATACCACGCCGACATTGAATTGGCTTCAATGAAGAACAGTCTTTGCTTGAACGTGTTGATGTGGATGAATGTTGAAGTCGTGACGCCTGTAATCGCAGGCACTGAGACGCCTGTGATGGCCGTCCACGTTGCGCCGTCGTACAGCATGGGGGAATCTACCCCATTGACCATGTAGAGGTACTGTCCGCCCGGTGTAGCGAAATTCAAGTATTGCCACTGGTCGGAGCTTTTCCCAGAAACCACCGCAGCGCCGACAGCGCCCGCAGAAGTGACGTCATAAATCTCGACGTTCGGGGAGGTTCCAGAGGATGCGAACAGTTTCTCCGTGCCGTCCTGCTTCTGGTAACTAGCGATGGTCTCGACGGTGCCGGTGATGCCCGTCACCCACTGCGTTGAGCCCTTCCGGTTGATGACCGTATCAGGCAAGCAGAACATGTTGTTGAGGATGACTGCATCTTTATCATCCATGTCCGCAATCGAATCTCGGACATTCCACCCGCCAACGGGCGCGGGGATGCTTCGCGTCTGTGCAGTGCGCCCGCGCGTGACTCGCTGCTGGGCCTGCCTTAGACCGGCCACGACCCACTCGGCACCAAAATTCCTGGATATATATCGTAACGAACTTCGCCAAGGTTCAGGATAGGTTTCGACCCATCACGCCCCATTGCGTCGGTCACGGCTCGCTCGTACTTTGCATAATCCTCGGCGTAATCTAGTCCTTTGCCTTGCTTCCAGCGCCAGACGACACCCAACTGCATGAGGTATTCATCGAGCAGAGAAACGTCAGTGTCTGCGTCGAATAGAGTCTTTTCTACCAGTCCGGTCGAGTCAGTACACCACGCCTTCGTGATGTACTCGAAAGCGCAGGTATGACCCGCTGTCGGAGCGGGATAAAACTCCAACAGCCCCCGTTGGACGCGGAACTGCGACCACGGGCCGGTCATCACTTGGGAAACTTGCTGCTGCCAGAACTGCGGCGTTAGCGGGCCAAATACCGGACGACGTAAATCACGGTCCCAGATTGTATCGTTGATGATGTAATTGCAATTCGGGGCGATGGTCACCATCGAGCCCTGCGAAATTGTCGCAAGAGTCGTGAACGTCGTTTCGACTTGAAGCGCCGTCCATGCCGGAGTTCTGCGGGACAGTTCTTGTCCTTCCTCGTTGGCTATCGTCAGGAACTGCAAAACGGCCTCATCGCTTGAGGTTGTGACCGCTGCCGGCGCAGGCAGGCCAACACCGGGAGACCGGCACGCTTGCTGGACGATAGTCAGAAGTGACATTTAAGCGGCTTCGTCCTGTCGCGGGCGACCGGGGCCGCGCTTCGCAGGAATTGCGGCTTCAAGTTCGGCCATGCGTTCTTCCATCTGCGACAGCTTCAATCGGAGCGCGGCGTTTTCTTCCGCCACTCGACCTTCGGATAACTGCTCAATAACCTTCTCGGCCTTGTTCTTCATGTCGCGCCCACCAATACCGATGGCGGTGATTTCGGACTCACTTGCGCCTGCCATCGCTTCAAGGCTGAAGATTTTCACGCTCTCAGCGGCGGCAATCTGCGCTGGATTGAACGCCATGCACGCTCTCAGCGGAGTGCCATCCGTGGTCATTTCTTCGCCCTGCTTGAACAGGTCGAACATATTCGCAAAGTGGCCATGCCACGACATGTACAGTTCGGAATCCATGCTTCCTTGATTCATCGCCTTCTGGCGCAGTCCGTTCAGCCAGTCCTCGGCGACCTGGTACAACTGATCTTTGCCGTTTCCGCCAGCCGGGGTCACAGTCACGAAGTATTTATTCCGGTGCTGCATGTGGCCATCGGCATCGACATAAGCCTCTGCCTTGGTCTCAAAACGAACGTGCGGACGGCGTGCTTCCAAAATGTTCATGGTTTTTCCTTGGGGGTGCCCGTAGGAGACGGGGGCTTTTCAGCCCCCATCCGGTTATGCGCTCAACACCGGCTCGATGGCCGTAGCGCTGCTGTAAATGTAGAAAGCGCCCTTCGCAGAGGTCTGCGAAAAGGAGGTGGTGGCGTTGACGGTAGCGCCGGACGGGGGATAGACGGTAAGCGCCTGTCCTGCCCGGTTCATGATGAACACCATATCGCCCGCGCCACCCGGAGGTAAACGCACGCCCGTCGATACGGCCGAGGTGGTGACGAAGTTATTCGCCGCCCCCAAGACCAACGCATCGCCGACGACGGTTCCGGTAGCCACCAAACCAGTGGCCACGGTTCCCTGCACAGCAAGCGTTGCAGTCGCATCGAGACTGGAAACGCCGAGTTCTCGCTGAAGTGCCATGCTTCCTCCTTAGGTCGCCAAGAACTGAGCGGTGATGCCGTTCTGGTACGTGCAAATCGGAAAGAAGTTGGTCGCGTCGTTGTTGGTCGCAGTGGCAGTCGTTGAGGTGGTCGCCGTCGAGTTACTTGCCAGGGTCACCGTGCGCCCGTCTGCACTAATGGCAGTGATGAGCGAAGTGGTGATGCCCGTGCCCGCCACGGACTGACCGACAAACAAGCCGTCAGCGTCAGAGACCGCGAGATTCGGCGAACCGCTCACGATGCCGACGTTCGACTTGATGACAGTACCAGTGGAAGCGATGATCGGGGTCAGCCCAATCAGCAGCTTCCCGGTAGTCGCAGTCACGAACACCGCACCGGCAGTCGCAGAAATGTGCATCTTGTCGGTGGTTGCAGTCGCAGCCAGACCCCAGACGGGACCGGTGCCGGTGACGCCAAACCATGCGTACTGAACAGCCGAGGCATTCAGAGGAACGGCATTCAGCGCCACAAAGACCTGACGGTTCTGGCTGGCGGTTGAAGGACAAATCACATAACTATGGTTGGTGGTGATACCGGCGTTCGCGGCGTTTGCCGTGATTGCCAGCGTACCGACCTTGATAGCAGTCGTGTTCTTCGGAATTGCCAGACGGATTGCCGTTCTTCTC